TCACGCGGCGAGTTTATACTGGTAAAAAAGGGACTTAGCCAAAATTGGAACCTAATTCCTGGCCTGCGGACAAAGTCGAGCGGTGGCCGATCGAGCGGCTGGTTCCGTATGCGCGGAACGCCAGAACGCATACTGACGAGCAGGTAGGCCAAGTTGCGGCCTCGATTCGGGAGTGGGGCTGGACTAACCCGGTTCTGGTATCGGTGGATGGCGGGATCATTGCCGGCCATTGTCGGGTGCTGGCGGGGAGGAAACTGGGTCTGACCGAGGTCCCGGTGATGTTGGCGGCGGGCTGGAGCGAGGCGCAAAAGCGGGCCTACATCCTGGCCGACAACCAGCTGACGCTGAACGCTGGATGGAACCCGGAACTGTTGCGGCTGGAACTAGCCGAGTTGCAGGACCTGCAATTTGACCTTGGCCTGATCGGGTTTGGCGACGACCAACTGGCCGGACTGCTGCAGAGCAATCCTGGCCTGACCGATCCCGACGAGGTTCCCGAGCCACCTGCCGTTCCGGTGGCGCAGCGTGGCGATTTGTGGCGTTTAGGCCGGCATCGGCTGGTGTGCGGCGACGCCACCGATAAAAACGACGTGCGGGCCGCGCTGGGCGACGTGGTGCCGCACCTGATGGTGACCGATCCTCCGTATGGAGTTGAGTACGACCCTGACTGGCGCAACCGGGCTGACAGGGCCAATGGGAAACCCTATCGCGCGAGCGCCATAGGGCAAGTGTCCAACGACGACCGGGTTGATTGGCGCGAGGCGTGGGCGCTGTTTCCGGGTTCCATTGTTTATTGCTGGCATGCCGACCCGCATGCCGCTGGCGTCCAGGCCTCGCTGGAGGCGGCAAGTTTTGAGATCGTCTGTCAGGTTATATGGGCCAAGGACCGATTCGTTATCTCACGCGGCGACTACCATTGGCAGCACGAGCCGTGCTGGTACGCAGTCCGCAAGGGAAAGAAACACGGCTGGTCCGGCGATCGGTCTCAAACAACACTCTGGCAGATTAGCCACCAGAAATCCGAAACCGGCCACTCGACCCAGAAACCTGTCGAGTGCATGCGCCGGCCGATCGAAAACAACTCCTCGCCGGGCCAGGCGGTCTACGACCCGTTCGTCGGCTCCGGCACCACCATCATCGCCGCCGAGATGACCGGCCGCGCCTGCCATGCGCTGGAGATTGATCCGGCCTATTGCGACGTCACCATTGAGCGCTGGCAGAACTTCACTGGCGAGAAGGCGGAACGGATGCCAGCACATGAAGCTGCCGCGTGATGCCGACTATTGCTATGCGCGAATTGTCCGCGCCGAGGATTATCTTCGGATGGGCTGGATGATTGTCGGTGAACTCGGGCCGACGCACGGCGTTTGGTCGGTGCTGGCGATCTGGCTGTGCGAGTGTCGGCCGGCACGCATGCCGCGGGAGGCTTAATGGCTCAATACAACAAACACGAACCGACCGAGAAGGACCGCAAGACCGTCGAGTCGATGTCGGGGCATGGCATTCCGGAAGACGATATTGCGCGGGTGCTCGGCATCGCGCGGATGACCCTGCGCAAGTGGTATTCCGAGGAACTGGCAACCGGCCACATCAAGGCGAATTCGATGGTTGCGCAGAGCCTGTACCAGAAGGCGATGGGCAACGGCCAGGGCTCCGTGACCGCCTGTATTTTCTGGCTCAAGGTCCGGGCCAACTGGGTCGAACCGCGACCTTGGGAAGACCAGGGGCCGGGCAAGAAGGAACAGTTGCAGACGGCGGCGGCCACGGCGGGCGGCACGGCGACCGAATGGGCCGACGATTTGGGGGTTGGGCAAGTTAACTGATGCTCACGACATCCTGGGACACCTCCTGCCGGGGCTGGGAATCCCGCATCCTTTCCGGCTGCTCGCTGGTTCCGGAATTACCGTTGTTCGAGGCCGAGGCAGCCAGGGCGCTGCGGGTATTCAAGCGGCTGCGGCTGCCGGATGTGATCGGCACGCCGACGCTGGGCGAGGTCTGTGGCCCGTGGTTCTTCCCGATCGTGGCGGCGCTGTTCGGGTCGTACGACCCGGCGACCAATGTCCGGCACATTTCGGAAGTCTTCCAGCTAATTCCGAAAGGCAACAGCAAATCGTCCAACGGCGGCGCGGTGATGTTGACAGCGCTGATTGTCAATCGAAGACCCGAATCGGAATATCTTTTCATCGCGCCCACCATCGAGATTGCGTCGATCGCCTACAAGCAAGCCAAGGGCACGATCCGGCTCGACCCTGAGCTAACCAAACTGTTCCAGGTGCAGGATCACCTCAAGAAGATCACGCACCGGGTTAGCGGCGCGACGTTGCAGATCAAGGCAGCCGACACCGACACGATCACCGGAAGCAAGGCGACCGGGACCATGATCGACGAGACCCATCAGTTTGCCAGGAAGAACAACGCCGCCGAAGTGTTCATCGAGTTACGCGGCGCACTGACCAAGCGGCCGGACGGGTTCCTATTTCAAACGACCACGCAATCGAAGCAGCCGCCGGTCGGGGTGTTCGCCTCGGAGTTGGCGATGGCGAGAGCGGTGCGCGACGGCAAGCACCGACTACCGCTATTGCCGGTGCTGTACGAACTGCCGGATAGTATGACCCGCGACGACGGCTGGAAAAATCCGGAGTTGTGGCCGCTGGTCAATCCGAACCTCGGGCGCTCGACAAACGCCGACTTCCTAGCGCGCGAGGTAATGCGGGCCGAGGCTGACGGGCCTGCCGCGGTGGCGCTGATTGCGAGCCAGCATTTTAACGTGCAGATCGGCATGAGCCTGCGGGCCGATGGCTGGGCCGGCGCCAACTACTGGAGCCGCGGCGTCGAGGCGGGGCTTTCGCTGGATGATGTGCTGGCGCGATCCGAGGCCGTGGTGGTCGGGATTGATGGCGGTGGGCTGGACGATCTTTTGGGCATCGCTGTGCTCGGCCGCGAGAAGGACACCAAGACGCACCTAGCCTGGACGCACGCTCTCATTTCCCCGGAGGGGCTTGAGCGGCGCAAGGCCAATCAAGGGTTCTACGACCGCTTCCAGGCCGACGGCGATCTGACGGTGGTTGCGGAATTGCCGGACGATATTTCGTTCGTCATCGATGTCGTGGAGAAAGTTAAGGCGACCAAGAAGCTCGCCGGGGTCGGCGTGGACGCAATCGGGATCGGCGGCATCGTCGATGCGCTGGCCAGGATAGGCGTCACGCAGGAGAACAACCTGCTCGCCGGCGTGCGGCAGGGCATCTCGCTGATGGGCGCCATCAAGACCGTCGAGCGCAAGCTGGTCGACGGCTCGTTCAAGCACAACGGCTCGGCGCTAATGGCCTGGTGCGCCGGCAATGCGCGGATTGTACCGACGCCGACCGGGATGCGGGTCGCAAGAGACGATAGCGGCTTTGGCAAGATTGACCCGCTGATGGCGCTGTTCAACGCCGCGGCGCTGATGGCACTGAACCCGGTGCCGGTGAAGAAGCCGGAATATCAATTGTTTTTCGCCTGAGGATCACCCCCATGTTGAACCGGGCCTACAGCCTGCTTGAGATCAAGCGGGTGGACGAAGACGCGCGCGAGATCACCGGCATGGCCTCGACGCCGACGCCGGATCGCTTGCAGGATGTTGTCGAGCCGACCGGGGCGCAGTTCAAGCTGCCTCTGCCGCTGCTGTGGCAGCACGATTCGAGCCAGCCGATCGGTCATGTCACGCATGCCAAGGTCGGCAAGGCCGGCATCGAGATTGTCGCCAGGATCGCCAAGGGTGTGACGGCCGAGATCGACCGCGCCTGGTCGTTGATCAAGGCCGGCCTCGTTCCTGGCCTCTCGATCGGCTTCAAGCCAATCGAGCATGAATTCATCAAGGAGACCAAGGGAATCCGTTTCATCAAATGGGATTTCCTGGAGCTGTCGGCGGTGACCATTCCGGCCAACAGTGAATGCACCATCGCCACCGTGAAATCGATCGACACTGCGCAGCGGGCCGCGTCAGGCCCAAAAGCTCGCGGTGTCGTCCGACTACTGGACCCACCGGGCGCCTCCGGCTCATTGAAACTCAAAGCCCAGGAGGGCACCCAAATGAAAACGATAGCAGAGCAGATTACCGCGCTGGAAAACAAGCGTGCGGCCAGTGCCACGCGCATGGAAGCGGTGATGCAAAAGAGCCTCGACGAGGATCGCACCTCGGACGTGGCCGAGCAGGACGAGTTTGACAATCTCGAATCCGAGGTTTCGGCCATCGACAAGGACCTGGTGCGGCTGCGTGCGGTCGAGCGGGCCAGGGCGTATGCGGCCAAGCCGGTGGTCAAGGCCGACACGGCGCACGAAGGCACGGTACAGCGCGGCGGCTCGATCGTCGTCAAGCCGCAGCCGAGGCTGGAGCCGGGACAACTCTTTGCTCAGAAGGTCAAGTGCATGGCGCTGTCGCAGAAGGTGTTTCGTCCCGCAGCCGATATCGCTGCGGAAATGTACGGTCCCGACAGCGACGTCGTTGGCGAGTTCAAAACGGCGGTGCCGGCCGGCTCGACGATCACAGGTAACTGGGCAGCCAATTTGGCTGTTGTTGACACTGCGGCGGCTGCCGCTTTCTTGGAATATCTGCGGCCGATGACCATCCTCGGCCGCTTCGGCGTTGGCGGCGTCCCGGCATTGCGATCAGTGCCGTTCAATACGCCGCTGATCACGCAGACTGGCGGCGGTGCCGGCTACTGGGTCGGCGAGGGGAAAGCCAAGCCCTTAACCTCGCTTAACTTCGCACGCGCGACGCTACCCCCGCTCAAGGTCGCCAATATCTGTGCCCTGACGGACGAGTCGATCCGCTTCAGCAATCCGAAGTCGGACCTTATCGTTCGCGACAGTCTGGCGGCGGCGTTGCGGGAACGGCTGGATATCGATTTCATCAATCCAGCGAAGACGGCGAGCACTGGCGTCTCACCGGCTTCGATCACCAACGGCGCCGCGACGGTGGTGTCGTCGGGCGACACCGCCGACGATATCCGGCTCGACATCCGGTCGCTCTATGCCAAATTCTCCGCGGCTAATAATCCGGTATCGAGCGGCGTCTGGATCATGTCATCGAACAATGCGGTGGCATTGGCGATGATGACTAACCCGCTGGGACAGGCTGAGTTCAACGGCATGACCATGACCGGCGGCACACTCAACGGCATGCCGGTGATCGCCAGCGATTACATCACCAAGGCGATGAACATCGTCGTGCTGGTCAACGCCTCCGACATCTTCGTGGCGGATGACGGCGACATCGCAATCGATGCCAGCCGCGAGGCTTCGCTCGAAATGTCGGATGCGCCTACGGGCGACTCCATCACGCCGACCGGCACCTCGTTGGTCAGCATGTTCCAGACCAACACCGTGGCAATTCGGGCCGAACGCATCATCAACTGGATACGCGGACGGTCGCAATCGGTTGCTTATCTGACCAGTGCGGACTGGGGCGGCCCGGTTCACACGGCGTAATCCTGACCTCGGGGGCGGGCATTCTTCCCGCCCCCACCTTTTTGCGGAGAAGGTTGCTCAATGGCCAAGACCATCACCCGATTGAATGTATACATCGGCTATGGCGCGTCGCTGTCGGGATCGATCGATTGCGGCGACGGCTATATCGTCGGGCTCGTCATGCCGGATGTCTGGACCCAGGCGCAGGTGTCGATCCAGGTCTCGATGAACAACACCGAATTTTTTGACCTGTTCGACTTCGACCTTGAAACCAGGACGACCGCAAAGGAAGTCGTTTTCAACGTCCCACCGCCCGGCACGATGGTGGCGATCAATCCCAACACGCTGCTGATGGCGCAGTATATCAAGCTGCGAAGCGGTACGCGGGACGCGCCGATAGACCAGGAGAAAACCTGCATGTTCACCCTTCTCACCGTCGATACCGTGTCATGACGCGCAAATTGATCGCTGAGAGAAACCACAAGTATGGCACCAGGCGGCTGGTCGCCGGCGACGAATACGAGGCGACCGACATGCACGCCAAGGTTCTGGTTGGCATCCGCAAGGCACGCTACGCGCCCTCGCTTGAGCAGGCGGCGCCGGTGAAGCATGTGGAGAAGGCCGAGACCCACGCCCAGCCGCAAGCTGTCGATCACGATCTCGATCGTCTGCGCACTGAGGCAAAACGACTTGGCATAGAGGTCGACGGCCGCTGGGGCGACATCCGGCTCCGGCATGAGATTATGCAGGCAAGGTCGGTATCGCAAGGGCGAACCGGGAAATGAGGATCTTCGGCCTGCCCGTTCCGTTCACCGGCGAACGCAAGGCGCTCAACCAGGTGCCGGCAGGCTCGGGCGGCTGGTATCCGATCATTCGCGAACCGTTTAGTGGCGCCTGGCAGCGCAACATGGAGGTGAACGTTGATACCGCGGCGAGCTTCCATGCCGACTTTGCCTGCAAAACCCTGATCGCGCGCGACATCGCCAAGCTGCGGCTGAAGCTGGTCGAGAAGGACGCCGACGACATCTGGACCGAGACCACCAACCCGGCGTTCTCTCCGGTGCTGCGGCGGCCGAACCTGTACCAGACCCACAATCAATTCTGGGAAGCCTGGGTGCTGTCGAAGCTGTCGCGCGGCAATGCCTATGTGCTCAAGGAGCGCGATAATCGAAACGTGGTGACCGCGCTGCACGTGCTCGATCCGACCCGGGTACAGCCGCTGGTGGCCGACGACGGTGCGGTGTTCTACCGGCTGTCCAGCGACAACCTGGCCGGCATCGGTGAGCTGGTCGTGCCGGCGCGCGAGATCATTCACGACCGCATGAACTGCCTGTTTCACCCGCTGGTCGGAACGCCGCCGGTGTTTGCGAGCGGCCTGGCCTCGATGCTCGGGCTGAACGCGCAGAAGGCCAGCGCGCTATTGTTCGAGAATTCGTCGATGCCTGGCGGCATTATCACCGCTCCAGACGAGATGAGCGACGAGCAAAGGGTGCGGTTCAAGGCCGAATGGGAACAAAACTTTTCCAGGATCAACCTCGGCCGCGTCGCGGTGATGGGTGGCGGGCTGAAGTACGAACCGATCGCAATGACCCACGTCGAGGGCCAGATGATCGAGAACCTGAAATGGAGCGCAGAGGTGGTGTGCAGTGTCTACCATGTGCCGCCGTATAAAGTCGGCGTCGGCGCATTGCCTTCCTACAACAACGTTCAGGCATTAAACGTCGAGTACTATTCGCAGGCGCTACAGAGCCACATCGAGGAAATCGAGGAACTGCTTGACCACGCGCTCGGCATCGGCTGGGGCGTCGGCCTCGGCACCGAGTTCGACACCGAAAACCTGTTGCGGATGGATAGCGTGACGCAGATAACCGCAATCCAGCAAGCGGTCGGCGCCGGGGTGATGGCGCCCAACGAGGGCCGCAGCAAACTCGATCTCAAGCCGGTCGACGGCGGCGAGTCGCCCTATTTGCAGCAACAGAACTATTCGTTGGCTGCGCTGGCCAAGCGCGACGCCCAGGATGATCCGTTCAAGCCGAACACTCCGGCATTGGCTGCACCAACAGAGCAGCCGGTCGCGGAGAAGCCCGCCGCTGATCCGCCCAAGGAAGAAGTCAAGGCCATCGATATCGACCGGGTCACCAAGCTATACGCGAGGGCTGCGTGATGGATCTGCAAGAAGCATTTGATCGTGGTTTCGAGGTGGTGAAAACCTACGTCGATGCCGAACTCGCGGCTGCCGCCATGTTGCCGCCCGAACTCGCTGTTGAGGTCGCGAAAGCGGTGCGGACATTGCACGAAGCGCCAGAGATGATTGAACGCAGCGAACCCGCGGCGCCGCCAAAAGTCGTCCGCATCGAGCGCGATGATGACGGCAACCTGGTGCCGATCTACGACGAGCCCCGGCCCGCTGTTGCGGTGCCGCAGCCGTGATCATTGTGCTGTCGGAGCAGGCCAGCAATATTATGCTCAACGTATTGTCCGGCCTGATGGATGGCGGCTCGATCGAACTGTTGTCGGACGATGACCGCAGGCTCGCCGTGCTGAAATTGTCCGATCCGGCAACGGAGGAAGCATCCGGCCGCGAGATCGCATTCAACAGGATCATGGAAGAGGATGCCGCGCTGGCACAAGGCAATGCGGCCAACGCGCGGGTTCTCAGCAGTGACGGCAGCGAAGTATTTCACTGCGATGTCGGCGACGAAAATTCCGACGCCACGATCAAGCTCAACACCACCAGGATATTCCGCGGCGGCCCGGTGCGGCTGACCTCGTTCCGGCTGGCGTTCTGAGGGAGGCTAACTTGGCCACATACACGAAGTACGACACCGCGATCGAGAAGCTCTGCAACAAGCTGATCGATGCGTTCGGCACTACAGACACCTGGAAGGCCGTGATCCATACCGACGCGCCGGTCACTGCTACAGACAGCACGCTGACCGACTTGACCCAGATTGCCGGGAGCAACGGCTACACGACGGGCGGCACCAGCATCACGTTCAACTCGACGCGAACCGGCGGCACGATTACCTCGACCGGCACCGACGTGGTCTGGACGGCCAGCGGCGGCAATCTCGGTGCTAGCACGACCGGGCGGTATATATCGGTCTATGATGATACTTCCGCTGCCGACGATCTCTGGTGCAGCTGGGATTATGGGTCGGCGTTCACGGTCGCTGACGGCGAAACTCTAACGCTCGACTTTGGCGCGAACATTTGGACCATGACGTGAAACTACAGCCGCGGCCGGCAATGCAGGTGCTGGCCTGCAAGCGCTATCCGGTTGCTAAGTTGAAGGGCCTGATCCCGCAAAAATATATCGAGGCGCTGGAGCAGAACCAGATGCTGCGATCGTGCTGTCGCCATCCTGAGAACCACGAGATCGAGGCATGGAAATCGCGGGCCGAGGAAGCGGCGCCGGATGTGTACATCTTCCACTGTTCGTGCGGACGCAAACACAGACGGTTCTGTGTCGGTGGCGGTGACGAGAGGCCATTTTGGGAGATCGGGTGAATGTGCCGTGTAATGGTTGTCGTTTATGCTGTCGCATGATGACGCCTCTACGCCCAGAGATGGGTGACGATCTGGCGTCGTACCAAACAGCCATGTGCTACACGCCGGGCCAGTTGCCGTACATGATCCTCGACCGCCACGCTAACGGTGACTGCATCTATCTCGGCGAGCACGGCTGTACGATCTGGGATCGCGCGCCTTATGAATGCCGCATGTTCGATTGCCGCGACTACTTCAAGAATAAGACCCGGAACGAGCGCCGTGATCTGATGAAGCGGGATACCGCGGCCAAGCCGTTGTTCGACCGGGCGAAGGAGTTGCTGCGCTAATGGCGCTTCCGGTAGCCATTTCGGGCATCTCGACGGCGGTCGCGCCGGTCGGGCCGTTTAAGTCGAGTGGCGGTGCCTACTATTTCTTCGGGCGCGACGGCACCACCGCGACCACGCTGCAATCCTACAAGGCGTTGAACGCGGCTGCGGTGATCGCACCGGGGGGTGCGGGTAATCAGAATTTAGGTGACATTACTGGTCAGTCATCGATCGGACAAACATGGACGCATGACGGATCAACTGTTACTTCTGTCCGTGTCCATATCTGGAAGGTTGGTGCTCCGACCGATACTGTCAATGCTGAAATCTATGCAACGTCTGCCGGATTGCCTGTCGGCACGGCGCTTTTCACTTCGACAAATACGGTTTCCGGGGCGTCGCTTGGTACGGTTTCGGGAGGGCAGCCTGTTTCTGTTTTCAGTTTTTCCGGCGTCACTACGCTTGCCGCATCGACGATGTATGCACTTGTGATCAATCGTAGCAGTGCAGTCGATGCGTCGAATTATTATCGATGGGGTGGCGATGCCGCAGATACGTATGCTGGGGGCACCACCCTCAGAAAAGGTACGAGTATTCCAAATTGGAGCGTATCATCTGGTACTGATCGTGATGTCACGATCATCAGCGCATCGAGTGATACTGCGCCCGAAACTGCGTGGTCATCCATCGCGACCAAGACCGGCTTCACCACCGCGATTCTGAACCTCGCCGCGTACCAGGTCGGCAACGTCATTCACATGCTGGTGCAGGACGGCACGGGCCCAGCAACGTTGGTGGCGACGAAATATCTTTCGTTCAACATGTCCACCGACACGTTTCTGGCGACGACGGAAACGGTCTCGGCAGCATCGATCCTCACCGGCACCGCAGCATCAGGCTGGGGCTGCTCACTGGTCGTGCGGTCCAACGGCAACGTGGTCTGCTTCTACAACGGTGTGCAGACCAAGGTCTCGACAAACTGGTCCCGTGTCTATTACCGGGTACGCACAGGTGTAGCTACATTCGCCGCTGCCGAGGCTATGGTCGATGCCGGGTTGGGTGTTAACAACACCGCTCCCATTGCCGTGCTTGGTTCATCCGATCGCACGCATCTGTTGTTCTTCAACGGCACCAATACGCTTCAGAGACATCTGACCAGCGCCAACGTGTTGGGAACGGTGGCGTCAACTGGTGCGACGGCGGCTGCATTGGATGTCTGCACATTCGGTGCCACCAGTCATGTCGGTTTTACACCGGCTCAAACGTTTCGCTGGACTAGCGCGGACAATCCGACTGTCACCGCCGCCAGTGTGACATTCGGCACGCCGACCAGGACAGTCAATGACGGCGCGGATGTTCACGCACTGTACCAGAACAGCGCCGATAGCGACCTGTATGTCAAGAAATCGACGGATAGTGGCGCGACGTTCGGGACCGGCACTAATGTATTTACCGCTACGGTCACCGCAGCAGATGCCAACGTTTCGAAAAATCAAACGGCTTATCAGCGCGGTTCGAGTATCGTTTTTCCTTACATCGTCAACGATAACGCTACGCTGAAATACAACGAGGCTGTTATTCGATCCACGGCAGTGGCGGCGACAGCCCCGCCGGTTTTCCAGTCGCCGCGCAAAGTTTTCGCCTTCAGTGGAAGAGCCAGATGAGTCGTATCTACGCGGTGCCGTTCAATGGCACCATCACGGCAGCGGGGACCGATACCGACATCTGGTCGTTCCAGGCAGCGGCCAACAAGCCGATTTGCCTGCGCGCCTTCACGCTTGGGCAAACATCGGAAATTGGCGATGCGATGGAGGAGAACCTTCGCATCACGGTGCGGAGAATCACGACTTCATATGCGGTTGGTTCGGGCGGCAGTTCGGTGACGGCGGCGGCAACCACAGCGTCGTCCGCAGATACGGCATGGTCGTTCACGGCGCGAACCAACGACACCACGGTGGCAACCGGGACATCGCAAGTCCTTGACGAGTTCGGTTGGAACGAGCGCAACACGCCATATGAACACTGGTATCCCGACAACATCTTCGCGCCATCGGCAGTCAACGGTCAGGGATTGGTGATCAGGTGCGAGACCACGCTGCTCGATGACATGACGTTTTCAGGAACGGCCTGGATCGAAGAAGAGGGCTAAGTGCCGGTCTTTCTCAGGTACAGACCGCAAGTCAAGCCGCATAGAAGGTGGTTACCGCCTGGCCGGGCCGCGGCGGCATTAGTTAATAAAACAGTCGTTGCTGATGCCGGTTCGTACAGTCTTGCCGGCGCAACGACGACTGCGGTTCTGCATAAGTGGAAGGTCGACGCCACAACGGCTGCGAGCTACGCGCTTACTGGCGCGGCAACAACCAGCCTATTACACGCCTACAAGCCGGCGGCGGTTGCGGGCAGTTACGCCTTAGCCGGCGCGGCCACTACCAACGTTCTGCACAAGTGGACAGTCTCGGCAGGCACTGCGTCGTACGCGCTGACGGGCAACGATGTTGCGTTGACGAGGCTGACGAACAAGTCGCTGGTGGCTGGTACTGCCAGCTATGCCATCACTGGGACGGCGGCGTCTGTTCTGCATCGGTGGAAGCCTGTGGCTGCGGCGGGCAGCTACAGCCTCACAGGCTCTGATGTTGGCGTCCGGCATGTCTGGAAGATTGCCGCTGCCGCCGGGGCATACTCGCTCACGGGCGCGCAGGTCACGTTCCAGCACGTCTGGAAACTGCCGGCAGGCACAGCGTCGTATGCACTGATTGGCAGCGACGCGGTTCTGAAAAAGATTGCGGGTAAATTCGTCTCGGCCGATCCCGGCAACTACACGCTGACCGGCTCGGCTGTGGCCGTACTGGTTGGCCGCAAGCTCGCGGCGACGGCTGGCAGTTACGCGCTCACCGGCACCGCGGCCAGTATCGTCTATGAGCCCGGCGTGGTGGCGCCGCCGATCTTTGGCGGTGGCGGCGTTGCCAGGCCGCCGCGGCCCTATCCAGTCGAGGGTGCGGGTTTCGGAATTCTGCCGCCGATCGAGGGCGAGGCGTTTGGCGTCGTCATTGTCGCCGGCGTTGGTCAAGGCACGCTGCCGCTGCTTGAAGGCCAGGCAACAGGATCAATCGGCGTTGCCGGCAGATCGGCGGCACAGCTCGCCATCAAAGCGGCGGCCGTTGGCCAGCGCGGCCAGGCTGGCGCGGCGGAAGCCACGCTCAAGAGCATCGCGGCTGCAAGTTCGGGCCGCGCCATCGCGTGCGGGAAAGGTTACGGGATGATCGTGAAACTTGAGGGCGCCGCTGTCGGACGCCAGGACGATGACGAGGCCGCGGCGGTGACGTTCCTGCTGGCGGCATAGGGAATGGACATGAGCGAAAAACCGACCATTCCCCGGCCCGCCGTTGCGGTGCCCGGCCCGCATTATACCAAGGACGAAGGCATCGGTGCGGCGCTCGCGCTGGGCCAGCGTTGCATGGCCCAATTGCGCATATTGGCGCGGACACCGGGGCCGGAAGGGAAGCGCGGACCCGCCGGCGAGAAGGGCGACAAGGGCGAGCGCGGCGAGGTGGGCAAGGATGGGCCGGCCGGCCACCCGGGTAAGGACGGCATCGACGGCCGGGATGGCGAACGAGGCCAGAAGGGCGAGCCGGGCCGCAACGCTGCCGACCTGACGCTATTGCAGCAATACATCGACGAGCGAGTCGAGCGCACGCTTAAGGCTGCCTCGGTTACCACGTCGGACGGTGGCCGCACGCTGCATTGGTCGATGGGCGAAACAGTGCATGAAATAAAAACCGCCGTCGTGCTCGATGCCGGGGTCTGGAAAGAAGGCGCGGCCTATGTCACCGGCGACGCCGTCAGTCATGGCGGCTCCCTGTTCATCGCGCAAGGCGATACGTCGGAGAGACCGGGCAAGAGCGACCACTGGCGGCTCGCGGTCAAGCGCGGCAATGATGGTCGCGACTATCGCGCTGAAGAAAAGCGCCAGCCCGATTTGGTGAGGCTTAAATAATGCATTCGATCCTGGAAATTTTGGAAGAGGCGACCGACAGCGCCGGGCCAGACCTGATCTCGCTTGACGATCTGAAGCTCGCGCTCGGCATCGAGGGCACTGCCGAGGACGCGCAGTTGCAGGCCATGATCACGTTTCAAAGCCGCATCATCGCCGATTACTGCGACCGCCGGTTCGGCTTGGCCGAGGCTGTGGAAACGTTTACTTTCGATCGCGGCGAGACCATGCCGACCCGGCAGGCGCTGACGCTGTCGCTCTATCCGGTGGTGGAAGTGTTCGAAGTCTCCAGCTTCGGTGCCACTGCGGCCGATTACGATCTCGATCCAACGACCGGCCGGTTGTGGTCGGATGGCTGGTGGACTGGGTCAGTCAGTGTGCTTTATGCCGGCGGCTACGATCTGCCGGAGCAGGCGCCGGCGCGGTTGCAGAAGGCGGTGATCGAGGCGGTGTATGAGGGGCGCACCTCGGGCGCCCGCGATCCTTCAATACAACAGGTGACGCACGGCGATACCAGTATTCGTTACTTCACATCAGCCACATCGTCGGCGTCGGAGGGGTTTCTGTCGGCACCGGTGGTCGACCTGATCAGGCCTTACAGGCGGTTGCGTGTTGCGTGATTCCTATCCCTGGACCGTGCCCTGCGAGTGGCCGGGCGAATGCGTGTTTATTATTGGCGGTGGGCCGTCCGTGTTGTCGCAGGATCTCAATGCGTTACGCGGGCGGCGGGTGATCGTGATCAATTCGAGCGTCTATGCGGCGCCGTGGGCAGACTTCCTTTTCTTCGGCGACTGGCGCTGGTGGAACGAAGAGGAGAACAAGGCGGCGGTCGACAGTTTCGACGGCCGCGTCGTCACCACCACGCGGCTGGTGCGGGGAGATCCTAAGGTTTTGGTTTGCAGGAAAACCAATCCGCCGGGATTGGCGAAGGCGCGAGATAGTCTGGTGCAGAAATGGACCTCGTTGACGGCGGCGACCAATCTGGCGGCGCATCTGGTTGGGCGCGGCGGCACCATCGTTTGGCTCGGGGCGGACGGCAAGGTTGCTGCCGATCGCACCCATCATCACAAGCCGCACCGCTGGCCGCATAAGCCGGGCGCCTACGACAAGCAGCATGCGGACCTGGTGACGATCCTGCCGTCGTTGAAGGCGCTCGGGATTGCGGCATACAATGCCTCGCCCGGTACGGCATGGACCGATCTGTTGCCTCAGGTTGAATTGGAGGACGTATTGGAAGGGCGTCGGGCAGCGTGAGAACTTCCTGGCCGGTAATCGTCAACGGCATGCATGGGATGGGCGATAACGTCCACCAGCGCGCGGTGGTCCGGCATCTGCTTGCGTCCCAACCGTCAACCGAAATCTGGCTGAAGACGCCGTGGCCATGCCTCTATCATGATCTCGTCGGCGATCGACTTCATCTGGTTGATCCGAGGAGTTCATTGCGGACCCAGCGCAAGAACTCCATCCGCGAACAGGCCAGCTATGTGCCGGCGCCGCGTGTCTCCCAGAGGCAGCGGGTCTCGTACAGTCCCCGGGCGGTTCGGGAAACTGGATCGGTGCTATCAGCCATGATCCGCACAACGCTCGGATACGATCTCGACGATGCCGACTTCTCGTTGCCGGTGCCTGTGGCATGGCTTGCCAAGGCGGATGCGGTGCTCGGCCGTCAGCACAAGCCGGTGATGGTACTGCGGCCACTGGTCGAGCGCACTGAATGGGGCGGCTGTGCAGCGCGCAATCCGGACCCGATTGCCTATGCCGCGCTCTACAACGCTATCCGCCACCGCTTCTTCGTGGTGTCGCTCGCGGACCTGGTGCCGGGTGTAGAGGAATTAGTTAGCGATCTCGATGCCGACATCTGCCTGCACCAGGGTGAACTGGACACCGAGGCGATCGCCGGATTGATTTCTCGCGCGGCACTGACGTTCTGCTCGCCGGGGTTCGCGGTGCCGTTGTCGCAGGCGGTCGGCACACCGGCCATCGTCGTGTTCGGCGGCTACGAATGCTCGGCATCGTTCAGTTACGGGCAACGGTTCGCGCCAACGCTTGGGATCGATCCGATCAATCCGTGTCAATGCTGGTCGCATACCCATGCCTGTGACAAGCGCATCGACCTGAAGGCCGCGCACGCGCGCATAGAGGAGTTTATCGCAAACCATGTTGCCGAGCATATCGCAATACCATTTGGACGTGCGACCGATCGACTGGAATGGCTTGCCCCGGCGTTTCATGAATAAGGGCGAACTGGAAACGCTGATCGCGCTGATGCGCAGCGTCTGCCCGCGCCACGTCATCGAATTCGGCGTCAATGTCGGCCGCACCGCCAAGGCAATCATGGCAAACGTGGCCGGGATCGAATGTTATATCGGCATCGATGTCGCGCCAGAGTATGTGCCGGCCAAGGCGGTGCAACGCCAGGAAGTCCCGGCCGATCCTGGCGCATTGGTCTTGTCCGATCCGCGCTTTGATTTGATCGTCAGGCCGCGCGGCTCGCTGGATTTGTCCGCGGACGAGCTTGCGCCATGCGATGCTGTTTTCATCGACGGCGATCATGGCCGCGAAGCCGTCCTGCACGACACCGCCTTGGCGCGGGCGCTGGTGCGTAAGGGCGGAATCATCGTGTGGCACGACTATCACCAGCTCGGCACCGTGGACGTTAAGGACGTGCTCGACGAGATGCATCGGGCGGGCGATGACATTGTTCGCGTCGACGGTACCTGGCTTGCCTTTGAACGGGTGCCAGGATGATCGATTACAGCGCGCTGCTCTATGATCCGGTCTATGCCGAGATCGGCGTACCGGCGACGATGGACGGGACAGCTATCACCGTGATCGACGATACGCGGCCGAAGGTGATACCGGCCGGGATGGCGGACGTGCGCGGCATGGGGCCGGGCGCGTTTGCGCGCATCCCGGAACTGGAAGCAAACGAGATCGCTCGCGACGACTGGCAGGACGCATTGTTGGTGTTTAACGGGGGATCGTGGCTGGTGCGCTCTTATGAATTGCGCGGTAGCCCGAACGGCGAGAATCTTGGCGAGGTGCGGTTCCTGCTGAAAGCAGTCGATGACTGATATTCGCGAGGGCATCCTGGCGCGGCTGGTTGAGGTGGTGGCTACCGTCCCGAACCTGCGCACAGTCAGGCGCAACGATACCGATTATTTCAGTGCTCTCATGCCGGCCGCATTTGTACTCGACGGCGACGAAGATGTCGTCGCAGGCAACGACGGATCGCGCCCATCCAATCGTCCCATGCTGGTGGAGATGGCGCCTGAAATTCACATCATCGAGCAGTCCGATGCGATCGGCTCCGACCTTACCGCATTCCGGCGTGAATTGATGAAACTGGTATTGGCCGACGCCACGCTAAATAGCCTGACAGGCAGCAACGGGGCAATCCAGTATCTCGGATGTGACAGCAGCTTTGGCTGGCTCGAAAAGCAGTATGGCGGACTCCAGATCCGCTTCAGGTTCAAGTACCCGCTGAAACCCGACGATTTCTAAAAGGAGAATACCGCCATGCCTACGTCGCCTAATGTCAACAACTACCATATTGGAAAAGGAATTGTTTCCTTCAAGGAAGTCGGCGAGAGTGTCTACCGCGACCTCGGCAACGCTCCATCCTTTGTCTATACACCAGCCATCGAAAAGCTGGAGCACTTCTCATCGAGGGAGGGCGTCAAGACCAAGGACTTCACGGCGGTCACGAAGATTTCCGCGACCATCAAGGTTACCATCGACGAGATCACCGGGGAGAATCTCGCCTACTTCGCGCTCGCAGAGCTGGGCACCGACACCGATGGCAACACCACTCTGGAGGGCCTGAAGAAAACCGAATTCGTCGGCGACATCAGGGTGGTCGGCACCAACGACATCGGCCAGAAGGTAGACTTCGACGCCACCGTCTCGTTCATCCCGGAGGGCGACTTCTCGTTCATCACCGCCGAGGATGCTTTCACGGAACTGACCATCACCGCCGAGGTGCAGCGCGATAGCAATGGCAGTTTCGGTGTCTGGACTGTGCGCGATGAAGTGGTGAGCGCGTGATGGCAGACCTTCTGGACATTGTGCCTGCAACGGCGGTCGAGGTAGTGCATATTGCCGACAATCAGCGCATCAAAGTTCGCGGCTTGCCTGGTTCAGAAATTGCAGCCATTGTGGCGAGATTCCCAAACGTGGTCGCGGTGTTAACCGGCGCTGCCGGCGACAACGCGATTGCGCTGTACGGCATGGCCTGTGGCCCGATCATTGCCGCCGGTTGCGGTCATCCCGGCAACGAGAAGGCGGAGACGATTGCAAATTCGTTGTTGCTCGAGGACCAGGCCAAATTGATCAAGGCCATCATTGGCTTATCGTTCCCAAACGGGTTCGGCCCCATCATGGAGACCATCGCGACTCTCATGACCGGGGCAGCAGACGAAAAGTCAAAACCAGTTCGGGTCCGCTTGAAGACATCGCAATCGGCATCACCGCCCTCATCCGACGCGGATTCCCACCGGATTATGCAATGACGCTGACGCCGCGGCAGATCGCGGCTTATCTGGAATTCAACGACAAGATCGATCGCATCGAGCGCGCCCATGCTCTGGTGGTCGCAGCGACCGGCGCGCAGGGCGACCAGAAGGCTATCGAGAAGGCGCTGAAGGAATTATCTGCGGGGTAGATCGGTTAAACATTAATGGCTGAGTTTAAGGTCACAAACAACGGGCCGGACTGGCTGCAGGCAATGCGCGACAAGCACAAGCCGGTAGCCGAGGCGGCGGTTGCCGCGCTGCGAGAGACCGCCGCCAACGCGGTGCAGGAAGGTCGCCAGGACATTGCCGCCGCCGGCCGCTTTGGTCCGCAATGGCAAAAGGGATTGCAGTTTCTAACCAAGGGCGCCAACAAAGGCGGCACACCGTCGCTGCAGGCCGAGGCCATCATCTTCCACAAGTTCGCCATCGCCGGCATATTCGAGCAGGGCGGGATGATTTCAGGCAAGCCGCTGCTGTGGATACCGACCACGCGAGGCGGGCCGCCGCCGAAGAAGTCTGGAAAGAAATTGTTCTCGGCCACAGTGCGCGGCCAACCGATGATGTTCGATGCCGCCGACCGCGACCGCAACAAGAAGCCGCTCTATGTCGGCGTGCCTCAGGTTCACATCCGCAAACTGTTCCACATCACCGCGATCGTTCAGAAGCACGTCAAGAACATCGGGCGTTTGTTCATCAAGCATTTCAAGGGATAGAGAATGGCCGAGAAACTATCCATCACCATTGGCCTGGAAGGCGGCAAGGAGCTGCAGCGGCAGCTTGCCGACATCGGAAAAGCGGGGCAGCAAGCATTTCTAGAGATTCAAAAAGCAGCTGAAAAGGCTGGCGGGTTTACCAAGCTCGACCCAGCCCAGGTCGTAGCCTTCACCGACAAACTCAAAAGCATGGGCATCGTCGGCGAGCAGGCTTTCAACCAGATCAGTAGCGCGCTCGCCTCCGCCACCCGCACCGAACGGCTGGTCGGCGCTGTGCAGGCGGTCGAAAACGGGTTTGCGAGCCTGGCCTCCGGTGCTGCCGCGTTTGCCCGCGCGCTGGGGCCGATCGGAGCGACGGCCGGCCTCGCGCTGGGGGGCATCGTCAAGGTGGCGGCCGACGCCGCCAGTGCCATCCACAAGGCCGACACCGAGGCGATCAAGCTCGGGATCTCGATTTCGAAGTTCGATCAATTGAAGCAGAGTTTCGAAAGGGCAGGTTTTTCGGCCGGCGCGATCGCCGACGGCATCACGCACGCCAAGGAGGTGATCGACAAGTTCAATCTCGACCGGGTCGAAACGCTGTTCAAGATCGCGTCCGAGACCGCCGATCGCTCGACGAGCAACTTCACGCGGGCGGTGGACATGCTGAAGCAGATGGCGCAGGGCCTGGGCACAACCGCGGAGGGGGCCCGGGCGGCGCAGGAGGCGCTGGTGAAACTCGGCGCGGCGAATATTGCCCCTGATGTCAGTATCGGTGGTGTGAGACTTCCCGAGCTGGAGCGGATGTTCATTCGGCTCGGTGTCACCGTCACCGATACTGCGGGGACCATAACCCAATTCGTCGAGAAGATGCGGCTGCTGCCCGACAGCACGCAGCGCACGGCCGATGCGATTACGGTTTTTGGTCAAAAGGCGGGGGTGGAGTTTATCCAGATCCTGCGCAACGGGGGGATTGGCCTCGACGAGTTCATGAAGAAAATGGGATTGCTGACGCAGGAGAGTGCCAACGCGGCCAACAAGGCGGAGCAGGACTGGAATCGGGTGGGGTCTGCCTGGGAACGGCTGAAAACCACGTTGGGGGCGACGCTGCTGGTCAACGTGCCGACCAACCTGCAATCGACGCTGGATGCCATCAACGCGCTGCTGGTGGCTGACAACTGGGTCAAGTGGGGGCAGCAGGCATCAACTGCGATCGGCGGCGTGATTTCACAGTTCGACCAACTCTCCCTTGCGGCGGGCGACGCGCTCTGGGCTGGTTTCAAGACTGCCGGCCAGGCGGCCATCGACGCGATCGGTGCTTCGATCGACTGGCTGATCGGCAAGATTGCGGCCGTAGCGAAGGCGATGCGCGGGATCGCCGCAGGTGGCGGCGAACCCGGCTCGGTCACGCCGGCGCCGGGCAATGCCAGCGGCGGCTACATCCGGGGTCCCGGCACGGCAACCAGCGACAGCATCCTGGCGCGGCTTTCCAATGGCGAGTTCGTCGTGTCGGCGCGTGCCGTCCAGCATTGGGGCGTCGGTTTCCTTTCGAGCCTCAACAATCTGCAAACGCCACGGTTCAGCATGGGCGGGTTGGCGCAGATGCCGCGGTTTGCCGCTGGAGGGTTGGTTGGTGGTATGCCGCACCTCGGCACCGTGGACTTGACCACTAATCACGGCCTCGTGCGGGTCGCGGTCGACGACGGCGGGCTGAAGCAACTGCGCAAGGCGGCTGTGATGCGGAACATGGGCGCCGATCGCAAGCCTGGCTGGGTGCGGTGACAATGCTCGTAGACAATAACTTCACGCTCCTGGTCATGACGCCGATCGGAGTTCCACTCTATTCGGCGCGCGGGCTGACGCAGACCCTGACGCCAGTGCAAGAAGCCAAGCCGGCACCTCAACGCACCATCAACGGCGAGGCGCGGTTTCTCGGCGGCTCGCAAATGCGCAAGTACGAGTCCACCATCACCTGCACCGACCAGAACGCACCGCCATTCGACGGGCTGTGGCCGGGCGAGGAAATCGTGGTCGAGTGCGTCTGCGAGCTTTCCTACAAGACCAGCGGAGGAGGACCGGATCGCGGCGCGGTCACCGGTTCGTCGCGCACGGTAGGCGACTTCACGCTGTACCGCCCGATCATGAATTCTATGGTGGTGGACTACAATCAGTCGTTTGCCGAATACCCGCACGACTATCAATGGCAGCTAACACTGACGGAGAAATAGCGTGCCGGTGGCATCGCCATTTTTCTTTGCGTGGGTAGCGGAGACCGAGACCACCTTTGGGCCTGAACACCACCGGATGGATGAGTATATCTTTTCGGCCAAGCGCGTCTTGACGGAGGGCGAGAAGCCGAAGCTCGAACTGGTGATCGAAAATCCGTATGTCGGGCTGTTGAGCGCGCTGCGCCAGCAATGGGCGTGGTTCGCGTGGAGCGACGGCACCACCGTGCATCCGCTGTTCTTCGGCCGCGTGGTCGGCATTCCGTCCGATCTGCAGGCCGAGACCATTGTCGTTAGCCTGATTGCCTGGCCGTCAAACTACGTGAGCCAGTTGCAGCAGGTCGCCGAGGCCCTGAAATACCCGCCGTTCTACGATCCGGTGTTCACCGACGTGGCGCTACGCGACAATCCGCTGGCGATCTTCGAATCGCATTCCAGGATGATCGTGGTCGATCCGGTGACGCTTACAGTGAGCTCCAGTGACATCCTCGACGCCGAGGACGGCAACGTCGACTTTACCGGCGACGATCATTTCTATGACAATCTGAACATCTCTCCCGGCGCGGTGCCGAAGACCGTGGTGCATGTCGATGCCCAGGTCGCGTGGACCCAGACCGCGCGCGGCTATGTCGACATGGGCAACAACACGTTCCGGAGCTATTCGGGCGACGGCATCCTTGGCGACTGGCCAAAGCCGGGGGCAACGGTTGCGCCGGGACTGACCGCGTTCACGGCGACCGCCATCGACGCCTCGGGCATCTCCAATGCGTTGACCGGAAGCTATTCGTATTCATGGACCAACACGGCAAAAGAACACAGCGACGGCGACGGGTTAAGCACCAACATCAACCAGACCATCCCGCAGATCAGTGGCGGAATAAGCCAGGTTCTCACCTTCAAACAGCAAAGCGGCGTGCTTGATCCCTTCGCCACCGATGGCAACGGCGATCCGGCACCGTTGAACATTCCGCCCAGTCTCAATGTGACGATGGTGTATGCGGCGGCCTACAGCGTCAAGACCTCGCTGGTTCTCGAATACCAGGCCGAGCGGCCGCATACCGAGCGGGTAATATTCAGACTCTTCGCCGACGTGCAGCCGACCACACTCGATCCGTTAATTTCCGAGGACAGCGAGACCCTGAACATCTCCGGGTCCGATGTCGGGATGCCGATCGTTGATCTCTTGAACTGGACCACCGTTGCCGGCACCGCCGTTGCAGTCGGCACCGTGATCTTTCCCGATGATCCGCATTTCCCCGGCAACAAGACCGCGCAGAGATGCATCACCGCTGGCACCACCGGCACGGTTGAACCCGATTTCAGCGACGTGGCCGGCGAAACCACCGCAGACGGCAGCGCGGTATGGTCGAGCCTTAGCACCGCAGCACCGACCGAGAGCGCGCCGGACTGGACCGGTGTCAGCCTGGTGCCGCTGGGTGCCACCATCCTGCCGCGGCGCCCGATCTACACGACCTGGTTTGCCTTCACCCAGGGCGGCCGGGCCACCATTCCGCAGACCGGCACCTCGGTGAGCGAAGGCACCATCATCCAGGCGTCGAACGGTTCATTCCAGGTCTGCACCCAAGGCGGCACGACGGCTGGCGGCGGCGGTGGCAACCTGTCGGAGCCCGCGTTTGCCACCAGTTGGGGCGCGACGACATCGGATGGCTCGGCGATATGGAAGTCGCTCGGCCTTGCGTTGCCGACCGGCAGCGCGTTCTTTGTGGCGACCACCGGCGGCACCACCGGCGCGCAGCACGTCATTCCGCCGTTCAACAACAATCTGAACGCCACCACGAGCGACGGCAGCGTGGTCTGGACCAACATCGGCAGCGGCAGCATCCCGATCGGCGGCACACCCGGCAACGTCATCGGCGGTTCCTATTTTGCCTCCGACCGCGGTCAGTGGAGCGTTCAGCATCTGATCTGCCGGGCGCGGGCACGGCTGCGCTATGCCTCGCGGGCGGTGACCACGTCGTTTGATACCAGCTTCGCGCGCGGCATCGGATTGACGCTGCGCAAGAGCGTCACGCTGCACGA